GATGATGAGCCTGAGTTTTACACACCTGATGTATGGCGTGGTAGGGCTGATGATATAAAACAAGGTAGTTCAGGTGAAGTTAAAGTTCCTTACTTAGTGCCACATGAGTTTAACAAGTCTGCCCTCTATGAGTACGAAACATTACTTGAGGCGGGTGTATGTCCTGAGCAAGCACGTATGGTATTGCCACAGTCTACCATGACTGAGTGGTACTGGTCAGGTAGCCTTGATGCCTTTGCTGATATGTGTAAGCTAAGGTGTGCCACTGATACACAGGCAGAGACACAAGAGGTAGCTTGGGACATATACTTTCAAATGGAAAAGCTATTCCCTGTGTCGTGGATAGCATTGATGGGTGCTATGTCATGACTAAACGTATTCCCATGAAGGGTGGCGATGAGTATGATGGCCTCACTAAAGCACGTAAGTTTTACCTGTGGAAAGCTGGTCAGTTGAAGAAGATTAAACGAGCCTACAATAAAAGGTTACGTAAGTATAACAAGGAGAAGACAGATGAATGACATAATAAAAATAATAGAGATAGATGAACATGAGGATGGCAGTGCTACATTGCAACTAGAGTGTGACCCAGAAACGTATAGGGCTATCTTCAATGTAGGCTTTGTATCCTTAGTCAAGGCTGGGCTGGACGCTGAGTGGGACAAGTCAGAACAATGATTAGACGTATGAGTGAAGAGGAACGTAAACGGTCTGTGTTTAGAGATCAAGTTAACAAGTGGAGAAAGCCAATTAGAGAACATGCTTTTGAGGAGACAGTAGTGGCTAAACACAACAAGGATGATGCAGTCAATGAGCCAGAGCACTACGCACGGTGGAAGATAGAGCCTATCACATACATCATGACCAATGGCTTTGACTTCTGGCGAGGTAACATCATCAAGTATGCTAGTCGTGCAGGGTTTAAGCCTTACGATGGTAAGACAAAGGATGCCAGCGAGATCATTGACCTACATAAAGTAATCAGGTATGCTGAGATGCGTATCAATCAGTTGAACGGGAAGGAAAAGTTGTAGTGTTTACTGTTGAGTTCTATTCTGACCACGTTAAGATTGTTTCGATAGACGAGACAGGGGAGCACGATGATGTAAATGTGTACTTTGAAGAGGATGGTTCTGTTATACTATCACAACCCAACATGGACTATGAAGAAACAGAGGACGTAATCATTGTAAAGTACCAACAATTACTTGACATCTTAGCTGCACTACACCAGACTGAAGGAACATTCCAAAACAGAAAGAGGGGTAAGAATTGACTATTGAATTTTTCTACGGAGCATTTGCTATGTACCTACTAGGTATCCTCTTCTTCTTTGAGGCATTCTTATCTGATGAAGAAGAGGGTGGTGCAAGTTACTTCAAGACAGCATTGCTATGGCCTTACGTAGCAGTTAAACTTATCGTACTTCGTTTTGTGTACGGTAAACAAGAGGAGGACTAGACATGCGTTGTTATATATGTAATGCTATGACAGAAGGTACTGAGATATACTGGGAGGAAAGCAAACAGGCTTGGTCCCCGTGTCCTAAGTGCATAGCTAAGGTAAAGGAGGCACAACAGATTGAGCTATTCGATGGACTACGACTACAAGAAACACCAACCATGCCAAAGCTGCGGCAGTAGTGACGGTGTTTATCCACATGCTGACGGGGCATACTGCTACGTCTGTAAAACTAAAACATTCCATGATGAAGAGGAAGAGACAGAGATGCAACAGACACACCTAACTACAGTCAAGCCGTTACCACCTATCACTGGTACACCTGCTGCTATTAGTAGCCGTGGTTTGACTAAGGCTGTGGCTGAGAAGTACAAGGCACTGACATCTAATGGACAGGTCAACCTGATCTACACATTGAATGGTAAACCAACAGGCTTTAAACAACGAGGCCTACAGGAAAAGACATTCAAGTTCAACGGCAATGCTAAGGCTGACCTGTTTGGACAGGCAGCATTCTCTAAGGGTGGCAAGTCAGTCACCATAACGGAGGGTGAGTTCGATGCAATGGCTGCGTATCAGATGATGTTTATGTCTGAGCCTTGTGTATCTGTAATCAATGGTGCATCAGGTGCAGTACAGGACTGCAAGAGAAACTATGAGTGGCTTGACAGCTTCGAGAAGATCAACGTGTGCTTTGACAGTGATGCAGCTGGGCAGAATGCAGCCCTTGCGGTGGCTGAATTGTTTGATCCACGCAAGGTACGCCTTGTTAAGATGGTACTCAATGATCCTAACGACTTCATACTACAGCATCGTGAACGTGAGTTCATCGACAGTCACAAGAAGGCTGGGCCTTTCACACCTGATGGTATCATCTCTGGCCTTGACCTATACGAGAAGGTCAGTACAGCACCAACCTATGACTGTGTGCCGTACCCCTTTGATGGCCTAAACGATATGACTAAGGGCCTACGTACTGGTGAGATGGTTACCTTTGTTGCAGGCACTGGAGTAGGCAAGACACAGGTCATGCGAGAAATACTTTACAGCCTCATACAGCAGGACAAGGGCAACGTAGGTACTATGTTCTTAGAAGAACCAGTACGTGACACAGGCTTGGGCATCATGTCCATCCACGCAGATAAGATGTTACACCTACCCGATACAGAATATACAAAGGAAGAATTTGATGTCGCCTATCACGCAACTCTTGGGAGCAGTCGTGTCTATCTTTATGACTCTTTCGGTAGTAATACTCCTGAACGCATTGTTAGCATGGTTCGTTATCTTTCTCGTTCGTGTGACTGCAAGTACATCATCCTTGACCACATCAGTATTATTGTAAGTGATCATGCCAAGGATGAACGCAAGGCATTGGATGAGATTGCAACCAAATTAAAAACCTTGACAGTTGAGTTAGATATCTGTCTACTGATGGTGTCACACCTTAACCGTGACAAGAACCGTAAGCCACCAGAGGAGGGAGGTACTGTCAATCTACAGGACATCAGAGGTACAGCAGGTATCGGTCAGCTGTCCAACATCATCATTGCACTGGAGAGAAACACACAGGCAGAGGATGAGTTGGAACGTAACACCACAAAGGTACGTGTCATCAAGAACCGATTCACGGGTGAGACAGGGGTAGCAGATAGCTTACTGTACTCACGACACACAGGCAGACTTACAAGTTACGGAGGATAAGGAATGAAAAATGAATACTTTCAAGTAATGAATGGTTTTAAGCAAACCTCTTGGTGGAACGAAGTTGGTCCACTACATGAGACAAACCAAGATGCTATAGAATGGTTGCTTTACGCTGTAGAAATGGTCAAAATACGCAGTAAATGGGCAGCCCCTGACTACAAAATTGAGTTAGTACAAAAACCATGAAGGTAGTATTTGACATTGAGACAGACGGTTTGGATGCTACAGTTATTCATGTACTCGTAGCCAAGGAGCTAGGTGTTAAACGTAACTACATTATACGTGGACCTAAATCCTTTGCTAAGTTTGCTGAAGGTGTGACACACTGGATCGCACAGAACGGGATAGGCTTTGACATACCAGTCGTTGAGAAGCTATGGGGCTACAAGATACCCTTAGCTAAGACAACTGACACCCTTGTACTGTCCCGTCTGTTTGATCCTAAACGTAAGGGTGGTCACTCACTCAAGGCATGGGGTGAACGCCTCGGTGACTTCAAGGATGACTTCAATGACTGGTCTCAGTACTCAGAAGAGATGAAGGATTACTGCAAGCAAGACGTTCATGTAACTGAGTTAGTATACAATGAGTTGATGAAGGAAGGGGCTAAGTTCAGCCAATCGTGTATCAACTTAGAGCATCAGGTTCAGGCCATCATGTGTGAGCAAGAGAACAATGGTTTTCAACTTGACACTGATCTTGCAGAGGAAATCTATACTACATGCCTTGCTGAGACAACACGTATTAAGAAAGAGATCAAAGAGTTCATGGTGCCTGTCGCAGTTAAGGTCAAGGATGTTGTAATCAAGTACAAGCTGGACGGTTCTATATTCGCCAACCAATTACTTGATGGCTGCAATGTACAAGGGGACTACACCAAGATCATGTGGCAAGAGTTCAACCTAGACTCACCAGTACAGATTAACAAACGTCTGGCTAAGTTAGGTTGGAAGCCTACAATAAAAACAGATGGCGGAGACTTCTATAAAATCTGCCCAGAAAATTTAGCCACTATACCTGACACTGCACCTCAGGCAGTCAAGGGTCTTAAGACGTGGAAGGTACTAGAATCACGTTGGAAGCTGGCAGCTGAGTGGATACAAGGCTCTCAGTCTGATGGCAGGGTACATGGACAGGTCATTACTCCCGGTGCTGTGACACACAGGGCTGCACATCGTGGCCCCAACATGGCTAACATCCCATCAGTACCACACGGTAATGGTGGTATCCTGTGGAAGATGGATGGTATGTACGCAGCTGAGTGTCGTCAAGTATTCAAGGTACCTAAGGGTAGGCTACTTGTAGGTACAGATGCAGCAGGGATTCAGCTGCGTGTACTTGCACACTACATGAACGATCCGTTGTACACTGAGCAAGTAATTGACGGTGACATACACACGTTCAACATGAATGCGTTGGGTAAGTTCTGCAAGGACAGACCAACAGCTAAGACATTTATCTACGCCTTCCTGCTAGGGGCAGGGGTAGGTAAGATTGCAGAGATACTTGGATGCAATGGAGCACAAGCAAACAAGGCTATGCAGAACTTCTATGAGGCACTGCCATCACTCAAGCGATTAAAGAGTGAGGCATCTCGTGCTGCCAGTATGGGTTGGATGAAGGGTCTTGACGGACGCATCCTAAGGATTGGCAGTGATCACCTTGCCCTCTCTGTTTACCTACAGGGAGGGGAGACAGTACTCATGCGTTTAGCCAATGTATTCTGGCAACGCCAAGCTAAGAAGGAAGGCATTAACTTTAAGCAATGTGCATGGGTACACGACGAATGGCAAACGGAGGTTGACGAACACCAAGCTCACAGACTAGGAGAGATACAAGTCCAGTCTATTGTAGATGCTGGTAAGTTCTTCAAGCTAAACTGTCCAATGGATGGCGAGGCAAAAATAGGTAAGAATTGGCTAGAAACCCATTGACATAGGTTGATAGTCAGTGTATTATAATTAAACAGACCAACGCCAAAGGAGATATAAATGGCTAGTGAAAAGAAAATTGTACTAAAAGATGTTGAAGTTTGCTGGGCAAAGTTACAAGAGTCAGCCAACAAATACATGTCAGATGACACAGAGTTTTCAGTTGCTATCAAGATGACTGACCAGCTGGAACGTCTGATGGTAGACTATAAACTCAACAAGAAAGTAAAGGAAGGTAAGGACAGCACATTCGATGGGGGCCGCTTCATTAAGATTGGTCTTGATGAGAATACACGCAGTGGTTGGACACGGTACGGCGAGGTGTATGACGTTAACGGTAACCCAACTCAGGACTTGATTGGTAATGGCTCCAAGGTTAACATGTTTGTCTCTATCGGTGACAGTGACTACGGTAACATCATCAAGCTGGGTCACTTGTCTGACATGAACCACGACACCAAGGATATGTTCTTTGATTTCTGTCAGGTCTTGGAGCTAGTTGATTACGAAGCCCCCTCTGCTGTCATCAAGACCAATGTTCAGACTACTACATCTGTTGAGGCAGCGGCAGTTGAAGAGATGGAAATTGCATTCGAGTAAGGAGATAACATGACTGACCAACCTAAAGGTATTGATACCCTGATCGAAGATGTCTATGCTGTACTCACTGATGGCTACACATCGACAGAAAAAAGCGAGAAGGTTATTGATGCCTTTGGGGACAGTCTAAAAGACTTACTCCGTTCTCGTTTGATACCCCGTAAAGAAGGAGGTCCAACCCTCCGCCTATCAGCACTAGGCAAGCCTGCTCGTCAACTATGGTATGACAGTAAGGGACACAGCCGTGAGACTATGACAGGTGATAAGCTACTTAAGTTTCTTTACGGGGACATCATCGAAGAGATACTTCTTACGTTAGCTAAACTTTCTGGTCACAGTGTGACAAATGAGCAACAGAAGGTGAAGGTTGCTGGCATCACAGGACATATGGACGCAGTGATTGATGGTCATGTAGTCGATGTGAAGTCAGCTTCTCCCTTTGCCTTCAAGAAGTTTTCTCAGGCAAGCCTAGCTGTTGATGATCCATTCGGATACATGCAGCAAATCTCTGCCTACAGTGAGGCTGTCCCTGACAACAAGGGTGTAGCTTTCTGGGCAATGAACAAGGTGGACGGTTCACTCGTACTGTACCAACCATCTGAAGACTTACTACCTGACACACAAGAACGTGTCACTGAATTGTTAGAAGTCTTAGCATCTGACACACCACCTGAACGGTGCTACGATGTTGAGTTTGATTACAAGACAGGCAACGAGAAGCTGGCTATCGGCTGTGTTTTCTGTGACTTCAAGAAGGAGTGCTGGAAAGATGCTAACGATGGTCATGGTCTCAGAGGGTACAAGTATGCAGCTATGCCGTTCCCTTTATACCTTACCAAAGTGGTGAAGGAACCAAGGGTTGCGGAGATAGACATTGCCTAAGAAGCTGAACACTAGACAACGAGCAATCAAGGCTGGGTATAGGTCTGGCCTTGAGGAACAAACAGCTAAGATGCTGAAGAAGAAGAAGATCAAGTACACCTATGAAGAGACAAAGATCAAGTGGGAAGACTTCAAGATTAGAACGTACACACCTGACTTTGTTCTTCATAACAATATCATAATAGAAACGAAGGGCCGTTTCACAGCAGCAGATAGACGCAAACACCTTGAAATCAAACGACAATACGGGACAGAACATGACATCCGGTTCGTCTTCAGTAACAGTCGTGCTAAGTTATACAAGGGTGCTAAGTCCACATACGGTGACTGGTGTAATAAGAATGGATTCCTTTACGCAGACAAGGAGATACCTGAGGAATGGTTAAATGAATAGTGACTTAGCTACTCGTATAGCTGATAGGTTCAGCATAGAGGATATAGCAGATGCAGTAGGCATCACACCTCATATGTTTATCCAAACTTTTGCTGATGAAATACTTGACAACATCTCAGCCTTAGCAGATATTGATCAAGGGTTCGTAATACAGAAAGAAGAAGAAGAATGATTACACAAGAAGACATAGATGCTTTCAGCATTGTTAATGTATCACCTATGGATTACTCGTACTGGGTAGAGGGTAAGATTACTACGAAAGGGGAGAAACGATTAGTTGAAAATACCCTTGGCTTAGTGGGTGAAGCTGGTGAAGTAGCTGAAAAGATTAAGAAATATATCCGTGATGATACAAAGGTAAGTCAGAAAGATGTCATCAAAGAGTTAGGTGATGTTGTTTTCTATGCCACTGCCTTAGCCAATTACTTCTACAGTAATCTACCTGAGGTACTAGAGACTAACATGGACAAGCTAAACAGTAGAGCAAAACGTGGTGTGATTAAAGGATCAGGTGATAACAGATGAACAACAACCTACTACCTACAGACTACCAGACATTCATTGCTACCTCACGTTATGCACGTTGGCTCGACAAAGAGGGACGCAGGGAGAACTGGGGTGAGACAGTCTCTCGTTACATGGACAACGTAGTACGTCCTGTAGCTGGTGACAATACATACATTACTCAGATTGAGGAGGCCATCCTAGACCTAGGTGTCATGCCCTCTATGCGATCACTCATGACAGCAGGGCCAGCAGCTAGTCGTGACAACACATGCATGTACAACTGCTCGTACCTACCCGTAGATGACCTTAAGGCCTTCGATGAGGCTATGTTCATTCTTCTTTGCGGCACGGGCGTGGGCTTCAGTGTCGAGAGACAGTTCATCAGTAAGCTCCCAGAGGTGCCTCAACTCTTCGAGAGTGAGACGACTATCTTCGTCAAAGATAGCAAGGAGGGGTGGGCTAAGGCTCTTCGTCAAGTGATTGCACTCCTGTATAGTGGTGAGATTCCTAAGTGGGATGTGGCTAAGGTGCGTCCAGCTGGTGCTAGGCTCAAGACCTTTGGTGGTAGAGCATCAGGCCCAGCACCATTGATTGATCTGTTTAACTTTGCAGTTAACACATTCAAGAAGGCAGAGGGACGTAAGCTATCGTCTGTTGAGTGTCATGACCTTATGTGTAAGATTGGTGAGGTAGTAGTAGTTGGTGGTGTTCGCCGTAGTGCTATGATTTCATTGAGCAATCTTAGTGATGACCGTATGCGACATGCTAAGTCAGGTACATGGTGGGAGAACAACCCTCAACGTGCCTTGGCTAACAACTCTGTAAGCTACACTGAGAAGCCAGATGCTATGTCATTCATGCGTGAGTGGACAGCCTTGGTTGAGTCAGGGTCAGGTGAACGAGGTATCTTTAATCGTCAGGCATCTAAGGTACAGGCAGCTAAGAATGGTAGACGTGATCCTAACTTTGAGTTCGGAACAAATCCTTGCAGCGAAATAATTTTACGCCCAAATCAGTTCTGCAACCTAACAGAAGTTGTGGTACGTGCAACAGATACGATTGATACTCTGATGCACAAGGTTAAGTTGGCTACCATCCTTGGTACGATCCAGTCTACCTACACTAAGATGCCATACCTCCGTAAGATATGGGCCATCAACACAGAAGCTGAACGTCTGTTGGGTGTAAGCCTTACAGGTATTATGGATAACCCTCTCATGACTAGCAGCAATGTTGGCTTAGATAAGACATTGGATAAGTTACGTGAAGTCGCAGTTGAAACTAATGCTGAATGGGCTGGCCTTCTCAATATCCCTGTGTCTACTGCTATTACTTGTGTTAAACCTTCAGGTACCGTCTCGCAACTCGTTAACTCAGCCTCTGGGGTACACGCCAGACACAATAACTATTACATACGAACAGTTCGAGGAGACAACAAAGACCCCTTGACACAGTTCATGATTGATCAAGGTATCCCTTCAGCACCTTGTGTTATGAAACCAGAACAGACTACTGTGTTTAGCTTCCCTATGAAGTCACCTGATGGTGCTGTCACTCGTAATGATACAACAGCTATCGAACAGTTAGAGACATGGTTGATGTACCAACGTCACTGGTGTGAGCATAAGCCATCCGTTACTATCTCAGTTAAGGATAGTGAATGGGTAGAGGTGGGTGCCTTTGTCTACCGCCACTTCGACGAGATGTCAGGTGTGTCATTCTTGCCACACTCAGATCATACCTACCAACAGGCCCCTTATCAGGACTGTGGTAAGTCAGAATACAAAGAGTTACTATCTTTAATGCCTAAAGCTATTGACTGGGCATCTCTTGCTGACTATGAGCAGGAGGACAATACATCTGGCAGTCAGACTATGGCTTGTTCAGGTGACTCATGTGAAATCGTAGACCTAGTTTAAACATAAAAGGAATACCCAAATGATACATTCAGCATTCGCCTTCTTCGTAGTAGTACTTATCTCAATAGGTATTGTAGAAGAAGTTGTAGTACCAGCTGCAAATAAGGTAATTGAAGTTACAACTCCTGTAGTTGAGAAAGCTATTGACTACGTTACACCGTCAACGCCCTCAGAATAGGAGATAACATGTACACTATCATTACCCGTGACCAATGTAACTTCTGTGACTCAGCCAAGATACTAATGAAAGGAGCAGGGCAAGGCTACACAGAATACAATGTACAGTCCACCAGTTCTAAGTGGGTACTGACACTTCTAAAACAAGCAGGACGTAAGACAGTACCACAGATATTTGCAACGGATGGTACTTACATTGGAGGATACGCAGAGTTGAAGGCTTTGTTCGGTAAAGTAGAAGGAAATTTAGAATGAGTGCAGTACGTAAGAAGTTTAGCAGAGCCTTGTATGCAGCCTACGATGCACCTGCTCGTGAGGCCTTAGTTAAACACCTTGAGGGTAAGGGCCACACCATCGTAAACAATGAGGAGAACTACAATGTAGACGTAGTATCTCAGAAGGGCGACCATACTTACTTCAATGAGGCAGAGGTTAAGACTGCATGGACAGCAGACTGGGATACATCTTGGACAGAGATACGTTTACCTGAACGTAAGCAACGTCTGATAGACAAGCATGCAGGTGTCAACGGTGTCTTAAACTTCTACATCTTTCGTCCTGACTTCAAGCAGGCATGGCGTATTAAAGATACTCAGCTTACACAAGAAAGCCTAAGGGTAGCCAAGGGCAGGTACATAACACATGGGGAAAAGTTCTTCCATATACCTTACGTTGAAGCGGAGTTAATTAAACTATGAATAATGTAGAACCCCTTACAAAGCCATCGAAGACAAGGCGTAAGACAAACTACAAGGGTGCAAGTGCTAAGAAAACATCTGGGTTAACACCTAAGACAGATAAACAAAAGGAGTTCATTGATGCGTTATCTTCATCGAATCAAGTATTCGTTCTTGGCCCAGCTGGAACAGGCAAGACTTACGTTACGGCTACGTTCGCAGCGGATTTATACACGACTAAACAAATTGATAAGATCGTTATCACGAGGCCGCACGTTGCGGTAGGTAAGGAGTTAGGCTTTTTAAAGGGTGACCTTCAAGAGAAGACAATGCCTTGGGCCTTGCCTGTGTTAGATGTCCTAGAGAAACACTTAGGAAAGGGAACAGTTGAAACAGGTATCAAGAATGGAAACATTGAGATGGCACCTCTTGCACTTATGCGTGGGCGCAGCTTCGACAATGCCTTCATAATTGTAGACGAAACACAGAACATCACAACACATGAGCTTAAGATGTTGTTGACAAGGGTAGGTGAGGAGTCAACCATTGTTCTTAACGGAGATGTACAGCAGTCAGACCTAAAGGAAGCTGACGGTTTGTCTAAGGTCATTCACCTAGCTAAGAAACATATGTTACCCATACCAATCATTGAGTTTGGTGTAGAGGATATTGTTCGTAGCGGTGTCTGTGCTCAGTGGGTGAAGGTCTTCATGAAAGAGAACATCTAGTACCAAACAAAAAGAAACCCCCTTGGAAGTTAATCCTTAGGGGGTTTTTATTAATAACCTTTTGATTTCTTTTTAGCTGGCTTCTTCTTTGTAGATTTCATTGCTGAATCCTTCATAAGTTTTCCATTGGGCATGTAGTGATAACCCTTAGGTGCTTTCTTCTTCATTGACATTATACACTCTCCCCTATTTTAAAACAATTTGGTTTAACTATGTAACCTTCTAGCATAAACTTACTGCCTACAGTAATTACATCGGCTTGGCAACTGGATTCAGTAGGCCACAGGTTTTTAGTATTACCTACTACTACACAGGATGAAACTTCAGGAGATGAACACACCATTAAGACAGCTAACCACATCACCACTTAACCTTGTTAGCCCAGTAATCAGCCATCACCATTTCCCTTGTTTCTTGCCGACGAAATAAAACGCAATGCCGAATAGAGTAAGTCCTGATATCGCCACCAGAATACCCAAAGTCCACTCAATAATAGATTTCTGTATCTCAGCCTTACGGTACATAGTCTTCTGACGCTCCCTGCGTACTTGAGCTTCGATAGCCAACAAATCTTCCCACGCAGGTTGACCAAAAGAGAATTGAATATACTGCTTAATCTCAGCACGTAACGCCTCCGCTTGTTTCTTCTTAGCAAAAATGTCCATAGCACTAGGGCCGTGGCTTCCGAACAGTACGGCATACCAAGGTGGGTCTTCCTTTTGTTTATGAGCAAAGTTAATATCTGACATAGCCGTAGCAAACTTAGATAAATCGTTTGATATACCACCTATGTCTTTACCTAATTGTATGCCCTTCTTGATGGCTGATACAGCTGCCTGTGCTGCTGCAAAGGCTGTGAATGGATCAATCATGAGTCCCCAAACCTCGCTGGACAAGAGTGCCTGTGGTCAACCCTGTACACCCTGTCGTACCAACCACCAGTTTTAGTGGATTTGCAATCATAGTAGCACAGCTTTGCCAGCTGGTTTGCTCCATCAACCCATGCGTGACCCCACCCCACAAATACTAAAACGCATAGCATTACCTAGGGTCTCTGCCAGAAGATGACCTCTCCATCATAATTCTGATAGACTTAATGTTCTCGTCTATACGTGCTAGTGTAAGGGCCTGAGTTTGCACCACAGTCTCTAAGGCTTGAATACGTACATCATGCCTTACTATTTCTCTTGCATTGTTCTTGATGCTGTTGTCTAAAGAGGATACATACCAAACCAATGAGGCAGTTTGTATGAAGATAGCTACGACAAAGGTCAGTGGTACTGACTTAGATAGGTGCCATTCTTGATCTTGATTCATTTTGTAAAGCCTGCCCCGAAATATAATCCAACAATTGCTGACACTATGTGAGTGTCTAATGGTGTAATGACAAAGCCTCTAGCTGATTGCCATTGTACTGTGCCATCTCCCCCGAATAACCAATTAAATAGCCCTCCCTTTACTTCTGTGTAACCTACGATGACACTTACCTCAGGGTACCACACAGCTACCGCCTTAGGTAAGACTATGATAGCGAACACAGCTGACAAGGCTATGATCCTACGTGTCCATGCAAAGTGTACGTCAGTCTTGCCATGTTCTCTGGCTTCCTGCATACCACCAATCATCATCTTCTGTTGTTCAGCTTTGTTCTTAGTGTTCAAGCCCCACATAGACATGACCCCACCTAGTATGGTAGAGAAAAGCATAGTGATAAGTTCTAAGGGTAGGCCAAACATTAGGGGTACATCTCTGTTTTTAAAGCAGTGGCTCTAGCCCACCTTGTAGTTCCTGAGCCTGTATGCCCTATAGCTTGGGCAAGTTTCTGGCTGGTTAAAGTACCTTCAAAGAAATCCTTACCGGGTAAAGAAAGGTAAGCCATAGCTGCCGCAGCAGCATACTTGGAGTCATTTACGAGTTCAGGGTTAGCTATTAAATCAATACCTAAGATGTCCCCAACTCTCTTGTAATTGTCTTTACCTGTAATCTGGACTAGACCTCTTCCTTTGTACGTAGATCCATCGGTTGGAGAAGTATTTCCTAACCTAGTCCCAACGGCGTCTGCGTCAGGCCCGTATATAAAGTCAAAGATTTGGTCTCCTGAAGCAGCTGTACCTAAAGCCCTTAGCTTTGCTTCTCGACGGGTGCCTCTAGGTGTAAGAGGTTTTGTAAGGTCTCCTCCTACGTGCATAGCTTTATTGTCTGTGACAAAAACTTCTACTGCCCTGTCTAGACTATAGCCATTTTCGACAAGTGTTCTGTTACCTGTCTCCGCCTCAACCGTAGCTACAAAAGCAGCAGCCCTCATCGGATCTTTTATATTAGTCTTAGCCCAGTCCTTAACCTTAGATATCTCAGGGGCTGTACTCGTTGAATTAAGAACATTAATACGAGCGACTACATTTCTAGGATCTTCTGTAGTGGGGTTTTCCATAGCATCTATGGTAGCTCCATCTACTTCACCTGAAACAGGAAGGCCCTGCTGGTACTGCCAACCCGCAAGTGTCCTTGTGGAACCCCTACCCCATTCCCCGTCTACCGTAATCCCTAGGTACTCTTGAGCAGCCCTGTTTACGTCTTCTTCTGCTAGTGCTCGAAGACCAGTAGGCCTAGCCTCAGGACGTAAGGATGTCTCAGGAGCAGCTGTGTCAGCAACAGGAGGCTCCATAACCTGTAAGTCAGGTGCTACATCAGCAGCATCTAGCTCAGGTTCAAAGACCCTATCCTCTAGGCCTACACCTGACTGGTAGTTGGTACGAGCAGGGTCTATTGGTCCGTCTGCTGAAGGTGTTGACCTTGTAGTTTCCTCTAGCAAAGTAAGAAGGTCAGCAAAGGAAGATACTGAAGCAATTTCTTCCTCTACTACAGGCTCTTTGTCAAGAAACTCTGCCCTATCTCCGATTTCAAAAGGCATATCAGTTAGCCCTCCTTGGCGGTTTGCGCCTTGGGGTGCCATTAGGATCAATGAAGTACACACCATCACCAATACCTGAGAAGAGTTCTTCGTTAGCTTCAACATTATTTAAGTCTACCCAGTTTATCACCAATGGGTTTTCTCTTGTACCTGTAACAGGTTTGGTACGTAACTTACCGTCAGTGTCTTGGAATGTCTCACCTTCTTCTATCAAACCCAAAGCCTCAGTATTCCCTATTCGTGGAGCTACTACCCCTGCGACTGCCTCGTCGATGGCTACCTTGTCTACCTTTAGTATCTGATCTATACCTGTGTCTACGTCAAGAGCCTTACCAAAATCTTTTAGCTGCTTTAGCCTTGGTAGTATACCAGAATAAGAACTGTAGAGGGGTGCCAGACCTCTCCACAACACACTCTCAGGCCTAGCAGGGTTAATGGACTTAGTACCTTCAAGGAAGGCAGCATACGCAGGGCTATCAGGTGTTATTCTTCCTGTCTCAGCTAAAGTATTCTTAAGTTTTTCAAATGCTAATGGTCCGTCTTTCCAGAGTGCCTCGAAGTTACCACCATAGTAGAGTTCTGCAACAGCATTAATCGGCTGAAGCTCTGAGTTTTTATCTAGAACAAACGAGAGATTAACGGGGTCTATCTTTAAACCCGGTACTGCCTTTGTTTCCCCTAGTGCAGCTATTGAATACTTCCGTGCCGTATTCCCTAAGGCAGCAGCCATTTGTGAACGTAACAGAGTAGCAGTCTCCGCTTCCTGACCACCCTTAACCTGTAAAAGATTTAAGTTCTTAATGTTCTTAGGAGAAAACAATGCGTCTAGGTTTGTTGTAGAAGGGGCCTTCAATTCACTTAGTATGAAAGAGCATTTAGCTATACTCGTAGCCCAAACATTAAGGCCAGCTGGTGTGTCAACGATACCTTCAAAACAACTTGAGAGGACTGCATTAGTACTTCCTAGTTCTGCTACAGCTTCTTTTTGATTAGCTAAAGCTGGTGCATACTTTTCTCTTAATTCTGTCGGGAAGATACTTGGGTCAGACGCAAGGTTACTGGCAGTTGGACCTGCACCTGCGGTAGTAGTATCTTCAAGACCCATAAGGCGTAGCACAACTGGATCAAAGTCCAGTGTATCATAACTTACTACGTTATCTAAACGGCCTTTGCTTTCTGTTAACGCCCTTGTGATGTTGCCTGCATTGTCTGCGGCAATACTTGCTAGTGTGTCAGCATCGTTAAAAGCCAAAAGGACTAAGGGGTTATCTTTTGAAAGATTCAAAGCTATGTTAGCTGCAAGGGCAGCAGTCTTGTCTGCTACAAAATTCTTATCGTAGTCTTTGAGAAGTGTGAACAGGTTATCTATACCATCTATCTTAGTTTTCATCTGCTGCCATTGCTCTTGAGCTACTGTACCTGACGGTTCAGAGAATGCTGCCTGAGTTTTTAACTGCTGAAAGGTAGCATACATCCTAGCTGTATTCTCAATACTAAAGTTCTTACCAGATACCTCAACTTCTATTGCCGAATACATAGCCTCAGAGAACTTATCTAAGGTCTGAATGTTATTAACGTAACCCGACTGCCAATCTGCATTACCTGCTACGATACCTGCTTGTGACTGCGCAGTTTGGGCAGCATAGTTAACTACTGCTAGGTTGTAAGCCTCATCGTCTGAAATTGCATTGCCTTCCGAAGCAGCCTTTTTCTGTTCAACAGCCATCAAACCCAGCCGTGTAGGTTCTCCCAGAGAATTAAATAATGCGGTGACTGTATCTTGACGATTAATAGTTTCGACAGGTATGGCAAAGACATCTTCCCCAAATACTTGAGTAGCTACCGCCTGTTGGGTTGCATCTAAACCAAGGTTAGATAAGTCTAAGGCATAATCTGCTGCTGCCTGATCTTTAGGTTTACCAGCAGTAATTTCTTGTTTAGCTTTTAGGATAATATCCTTGAAAGCTGCGTTATCTTTTTCAGTTTGCGTTGGTGCATTAGCCCTAGCTGCAACAGCGATAGCTTTATCTGAAGCAAGTTCAGCCCTTGCAAATGTGTCAAGCAGACCTAAGAGTCCACCCGCCACACTTAACCCAGCAGAACTGGTGGGAGCAGTTGGTTCTGTAAAAGCTGCTGCACCTTGTACATTTTGATCTAGTGTAAATGCCATCTAGTTTTCTCCTTGAGCAGCTTCTGCTGTAATTCTTGCGGCATCAGACTGCCCTTTAGTTTTCTTAGCTAAATCTATTGTTGTTTCGATGTTAAGAATACTGCGGGTTAATCTCCTTTGGTTTTCCATAGAGAAACCGCCGTACCTAATATAGAAAAGAGCATCTCCGTAGAGTTCCTCCCCTTGGTTCATCTTGTCAGGGTCACCCGTCCTGATCAGTTCTAACCCTTGATCTGCAAACCGTTGGACAAACTTACGAGCTTCCTTGTATTTCTTATCGTCACCGTAAGAGATATCTTTAGCATCGTAATGATTAAGAACCCGCATAGGTGTTGCACCACTGACAATAGAGGAGAGTAACCCAAAGGTAACCTCTTCGTCTTGGAACTGGCCTGCTACACCCCTTCGTTTTGAACGGTATTCCTTAGTTAGAGATAATTCTTTAACTTTTTGGTACATATCTACAGACTTAATGTTTCTTGCAAGCTGAATAAACTCTTGATAAAAGACAGAATCTAAGTCATATCGGGTTGCTCTCCACATTCCTCTAATAGCTCTAAAAGAATCTGCACCAATCTGACCAGCAGGGCCTGTCAGTGTTTCTAGCATAGGAGTTTCACTAAATAAGTCTGAGTACTGTTGTGCTGCTCCACTAAGAGGCCCGATACGAGAGCTTAGGGAAACATCAGAACCTACAAGTTTGGAAAGTGCTTGATCGAAGGCTCCAAACTTAACAGCATTTAAAACCTTAATGGTATTAGGGTCTTCAGGGTCCATACCTAAACCAACCATACCAGCAATCATCCTAGGTGGAGCACCCATGCCCCTAAACCCAAACATAAATGTGTTCCAAGCTGCCATACTTATACGTTCAGCACCTGTCAAGTCCCTACCTATGAGTAGGTGATCAACAAACCTAAAGGAATAAGACTGCCACTGGGTTGCTAAAGCACGGATAGGGCCTTCTTGGAAACTAGCTTTTTGACCAGATGTCATACGGAAGGTTAGAGCTTGCTCACGATTAGATACGTATTGAATACCCTTTGGGGAAAACACACTATCGGATATCTTCTTGGCATTGTGCTCCATAACGGCTACAGCTGCTGCTGTGATACGTCCGTAAAGCTCCCCACCTTTGTATGGGGTAAGACCCATCTCTAAGGCTGCACCTAATTTAGCATTTGTCTTGCTTAAAGTTGCCCCACTAAAGGTAGCACCACTGCGTTCCAGTGTGTTACTTCCTATGGAAGACCTTCCAGACTCTTTCATGTACCGTACAGTGTCAATCAACTCTTGCTCAGTCATTAATAGCCCACCCTTTTCTCGCAGGGTAGTTTTAACAATGTGAGCTATGTCTTTGTCAGCAGCCTTACGTGTCTTGTGCATTAGGAGGGCTATGATTGGTACGTTAGGTGCAGCCTTGAAACCGTACTTAGGAGAGATAAAGGTAATTTGAGCAATGTGAGATGCGTTAAGGATAAATTGGTCTGGATTGGCCATGCCCATCTTCATATGAAATACAGTTGCTCGTGCCATCCCAGCCGTATTACCTACCCAGTCTTCTGGCTTAGTTACAATACCTTTACCAAAACCAAAGATACCTTTATCATAGATAGCTTCAGCAACAGTTGTAGCCCAAGCATTATCACGATCAGTACGTTCCATAAGCCCTAGGCGAACTTGAATAGCCTTTTGCTGTGCTTTCATTTCATGATTAATAGGTCTGTTTTTAGAGGATACCTTAGCTAGACGAACAAAATCGTCTGGGTTAGAAGGTATATCACCATCAAAGGATACGTTACCTTTAGTACGAGCCTTTGCAACCCAACCATTTACTGCTGACTGAGTAGCTTTATAGTGGGAATAACGGTATGCCTCTGACTTAAACTGGTCTACAATGTTACTGATAGGGCTTTGGTTGATTGCCCGTTCACCACCGTAAGTCATAGGGGGTGTGTCACCACGTTTACGTGTAACTCTTTGACTCTGGTATTCACCTACTGTCATACTTTGGGCGTTACCGATAACAGGTATTTCTCTTTCTACTGCTTTATCACGAGACTTAGATACAAAAGTGTTGGTAAAACTTTCATCGTGATCCTTAGCTACTCTTTTTAAGGTATCAAAATCAACTACGTTTTTATTCCAAGAGTTGTTAGCTGCGATAACTCTATTGATAGTCGCTAAGTCTTCACCAGAAAGGTTTAATTTCCTAATACCCTTTAAGCCTTGAAGGTCTATTAAAGGTTTAAGAGCATCTACAATATTATTTAGTTGACGTTCAGCATTGTCTGCTTCTTTTACACTAAAGGAACCTAGGAGTGTACGGAAACCACCAGTTACTTTACGACCACCAGCTAAAGTTTCTTCGTATACTGTACCGATAAAGTGTTTGAGCCTCTCGTTGTTACGGGGACCGCCGACATTGTACCCTAGAACATCAGACTTTAAAGGAACTCTGCTAGACACTACATCAGTTACGTGATCGTACTTGATACCGTCTGCTGCTTCAAAGGGTTCGTCCAGTTTGTAAACAATTCTTTGGCCTGCTCGTTTAGCATCTACCGGACCAGACAGACGACTGAAGATAATAACATTATCTGCTATTTCTTGAGCAGCTACGGCTACACCTACAGTTTCATAACCTTCAGTAACAGTGACTGTTCGTCCGTTACGTTCAGCAACACGTTTAAGGATTTCTGTGGCTTTAATGTTCCAAGAGGCGTTATTTAGGTCAGTCAAGGCAACGTAAGACTTAACCTGCTTCTCTGTAGGTGTCCTACCATACAGGGCAAAGAAGTCCATTGAGAACTCAGTAGAGTTAGGTGCTCCCCGCAAGGCTGCTAGGCCAGTGTCTATGTCACCAAGGACACCATCCCTGTAGGCTGTCATTATCTCTTCTAGTTCATTAAACTCACCTTTAGACAAGGCCCTTACATCCTTGAAGGACTGATCTGCAAACCTACTAAACCTTATAACAGCATTTTCTGCTGCTGTTATCATGAAGTCAAGACGACCCCCTAGCATTGCCTGTGGTGTTGAGATAATACCAGCCAAGGCCCTCTTCCAAACGGCTTCCTGTAGGTTCAAATCGTCTAAGCCTTCGGCAAGTCTCCGTGTATCAACACGTTCACTGTACTCTAGTAAGTAAGTCTTAGGTTTTACTGCGTACTCGACACCATCTTCAATTTCATCAAGGCGTTCTACACTTACACCTGTGTCTTTTCTAACAATCCTTGGAGCTTCAACAACTGTAAATTCTGGATTGTTGTTTGCTGCCTTCAAGGCTGATTCTTTACTTGGAAAAGCTGAACCATCTATTGCATTACCCATGCGAATTGTTACAGTGTTCAGGTCAGACCCTTCGTTTACTGTACGGTATACAGCTGCTGTGGGGTTGTTAGCTGCTTTAGAAATTCTTGTAACTACTCCCTCCACTACCTCTTGTAGTTGTACAGGCGAGAAGGCTCTACCTGACATAACGGACTTCATGACGTTAGACATTTTCTGAAAGATGTTAGATGCGTTAGTACCTTCAATTATAACAGATGCTTGAGGAACATTAACGGGTTTAATTGGTCCTTGGAATGGGTCCATTGTGCTAGGACCAGCTTTTAAAGCAACTCCATCAGGTGCAGCGTTAGTGTTTAACTGACGAACGGTTGCTATTGCCCCTGCTCTTGGGCCTTTGATAGCTGTAATAGCTTCTGCCGCAGTCTTTGCTGACATAAGGCGTTTCAAAGTATCTTTAGTTGCCCCAGTAATACCTACCGCAGCTGCACCAGCGGCCCTGCTACCTAATCTAACAACACCCCTCGTTGTACCAGCTGTAGCTAGTTCTACAATAGACATGAACTGTTTAAAACTAGCATCGGGGTCTGTTCCAAAGCCCTCTACTTGAGCCTGTAGTTCCCTCAGGTTTTCAAACTGTCGAATGTTCAATAAGCCTTCACGTTTAGTGGAGTCTATTACTCCTTCCCAAACCTCTTTGAACTCTTTATGTGATAAAGAATAAGTTTGTGCATACTCTTTACCTTTTGCTTCGTCACCTTTGACAAGGTTTCTATACCAAAGAACTGGGTATTCTATGAACTCTCCTACACCAGCGGAAATCCACTTAAAGGTGGAAGGGTCATTTTCTTCAAGTTCTTTATTAATCCTATTTGTTAACCACTCGTAGTTAGCCAGCATTTGCAAGCCTTCGGGGCTGAACTCTTCATCGTCAGTCATAAGGATACTGTTGAAGAAGTACTCTTTAGGAGTTAAAGCTGCTTGTTGCTTTGCTTGGTAGACTGATAGGCGTTCTGCTGCTTCCTCTACTGGGACACCAGCATCAAACAAGGTGTTCAAGAACTCTTCGGAGTCAGGATACTTTCTAATTAAAGCATCATGAGAGAAGTCATTATTCTGCCTAGCCTGAGAAACCTCTAAGGGGTCTGTCTCTAGGAGAGTAGCCTGTTGATCCACAATGCGTTGTTCAATAGGAGAAGTCGGGTCAATCCTTTGATCAACTTGAGTTATAGCTTCACCTTGAGTTTCCTCTAGGCTACTAAGTGTGTCCTCTGCGGAGAGAATACTTACCATTTAACAGTCTTCCTTACTCTTATTTAGAGAACAGCCATTCATCTATGCTGTTACCTTTCTTTCACTTTCTTTAAAAGGGATGAGCCTTGAGGTGACATAGCAAAACCTGCTGCCTGAAAGCCTAGACCTGCAATCATGCTAGACCGCTGTGCGTTTTGTTCAAAATTAGAAATCTGAGCACTTAGGCCACTCATCTGTGTACCAAAGCCTAGTTCAGCACCTAGTTGTGAACGACCAGAACCTAAACCACCAGATAGACCTGAGCTTTGCGCTGCGCCAGTTGCCTGTGCGGAAGCTCTTGCTCGTGCAGAGGCAAGGATATTAGAACGGACAGCTGCCCTCTGTCGGCGTTTAGCTTGCACCTTAGATGCTCTCTGTCGTGCAAACGCAGCTTTGCCAGCTTGGTTAGAAGCATTTACAGTAGCTGCAACGCCTACCGCAGCCGCAGTAAGAGCTATTGTTGTTAAAATACCCATACTAAAATTCCTTTATGTGGTGGGTTTCAGCTTTTGAGTAACCCTTTTTCTCGTATATCTCAGAGAGGTCTGTTATATCTTCTAGGTAAGTCATACCGACATACTTGACACCCTTTGACAAAGCCCATTCTTCGTATGCTTTCATTAATCTAAAGGCCGCAGTAGATGTTCTGTGATCTTTGTTAACGTACCAAGCTATCTCAGTAGCTAGAGTCTCTGAAGAAAACAAAGGCTGACCGTACATACAAGCAAGAAGACCTACTATCTCTTCATTATTTTCTGCTAGAAGTATCTCGTAGTTATCTGTAGAAAAAGAACTGATGATTGCTTCTTGTGTTTTCTTAGCATCCCACGAGTAAGGTACTTTAGACTCTTTGTGGAATTGTTTGAATAAGATAAGGCAGTCTAGTACGTCTTCCTCTACTGCTTTACGAATGTTAATAGGTGTTGTTTTTACCACCAATTACCTCATATCCTACTAGGTGAAAGTCTTTACCTGCTGCACTCTCGAACCTAAGTTTCATTGAACGTCCACGACCACGGACTTTTGATTTAGTTACTACTGTGTCTGTCGGGTAGTTGAAAGAACCTAGATCGGCTGGGTCAACTACTGGTACATCCTTTAGTTTGTAAATCTCACGAGGAGTACTACTAGCTTTAGTTAGGTTCCACGAGACAGACATCAAACAGCTGGACGGATTGATGAAGTCGTACCCTGCTCCACTAGCTACGTAGCCATCTTCAGTTACTCGCATGTACGTTGTAACGTAAGGAGCAGTCTTGAAGGTTGTCATGTCACCCATGAAGTCGTAGCCTGCCTCAGCATAGCTCTTGTAGTTTGCAGTACCCCAGTCTAGGTAGGTGTAACCACGGAAGGTAGCAAAGGTCATCTTACCTGTAGCACCATCACGTACAAGAACTTTAATCTCACTGTCGCCTTGTAGGTAGTCACGGTACAGTGTAGCTATTACAGTATTTGCACCATTGATGATTGTGTCTGCTCCGTCAACAACTTGTAGTTCAGTTTCTGTAGAACCTAGGCCTGAGTAGTATGACGTACCAATGATGTAGGATGTGTTAGTATCTTGATCTGCTATTTTCCAAGGGTAGAAAGCCTGAAGAGCTAAGTCCATGACTAGAATGTTATTGTACTTGTAGTTAATACTTTCATCAGCATCAGGATAGAACCAGAACACTCTTTGATTTACTTTGTCGTACTCTACGTGGACCTGTGCCTTCTTCTCATTTGGAATAGCATTCCAGAAAGTCTGAATAGTTGAAAGAGATACGTTCTGTGCTGTTGGTACACTTAGAGACTCGCCCTGTTGAATTGCGTAGATACCAGTCTTACTCCACCACACAGGTAATCCGTCTGCTACAATAAAGGAGTTCTCATTTGTTAAACCCGTGTCACTGATACGAGTAATAGCAAACTCAGTAGCACGGAACACGTTGTCTACACCACCAACTGCCCACACACCATTCTCAGCAAACACCAATAGGGATGCACCTAGTACGTGTAGCTTACGGATGTTGTGTGCATCAGGGATACTTACTACACCACCGTCAGTGTCCAGTAGATCACTAATAATTTCTGAGGTGGGGTCATATACCTGATAACAGTTACCTACATCAGCCATTCTCTCAGTAAGCCTAGAGAAGTAAACCTTACTACCATTCTTAGCTGAGTCAATACCTGCATAGAATACTCTACCAGAATAGGCTGCAACACTACGGAACCTACCAGCTTCTGACTCTGTTGTAAGACTACCACGGACTTTATTAAATACATCAACTACAAAGTGTCCGTTGGCAGCAAGAGATGTACCTGTGTAGATTTCTTCCCAGTCAGCTTTATTGAAGGCTCCGTTAGCATCTTTTCCTGAGTACCAAGCATGTGTTAGAGGAGGGTAAGTAAGAAATGCTCCGTATGTGAATAAGGCATTATGACCTTTGGTACCTACCCAACCTACGTTTCTTGTATCATAAATACGTTGTGCCGTTGTCGATGCCACAGTCTTAGCTGAAAAGTATTGACTTGTTACTTCAGCATCTGTACCCTGCCATTCAAAGTCACGTTCTTTAAAAGCTATAACTGTAATAGAGAAAGTCTGGACACTTGTATCGAACTCAATATAGAAAGTATTGATTGCTGGTGAAGCAACGATCAATGCACCATTCAAGGATGTTACTTGGATACGTTCTTCTGAGGGGGAGAGACCATTATGTGCATGTATCGAATAGCCAGAAAGGGAAACAGTACTTACATACTTATTAGCTGACAAAGGATCAACTGACTTCTCGTAGAAGTAAAGTGTTTCATTTACTTGAATGACTAGGAACTCTAGGTTAGCCTGCCCAGCTACGTTAAACCAGTCTAGTGTCTGAACCAAAGCACCTTGAGGTACAACAATATCTGAGAGTACAAAGTTTTCTTCGTATGTTAAAGCCTGCCGCCTGCGACGAGTACCGTTCCGTTCCAAGGCACAGTTTAGCTCATCTACTGAAGCATTCTCAGGGAACGTAAGCTCAGAGGCCTCGGTGATAAGGCCTTTAACAAAGGTATTAACTGTTCTCTGGATCAGGCTCTGTGGCATTTAGCATTTCCTTCTTGGCCTCACGAGCCTTGTACCTGTCATTAACTGCTTTACGGGGTGTAGGTTTCTTCAACTCTAGGTGAGAGATTACAGCCTTTAATGCTGCGTCAATACCTGTCCACCTTCCGTTTAGTTCTTCTGGAACCTGTGCTCCGTTTTCGTACTTAACTCCGTAGAACTTAAAACCATCTTGAGGTTTGTAAACGACTAATGCTTTTTCTGTTTTACTGCTAAGAACTTTTATCTCTTGACCATCTTCACTTGTAATTAGATTAACGTCTACCATAGTCGTTCTTAGGCCTTCCTACATTTAGTCGGTGTAGATCATTTTGTACGTACACCTTTTGGCGTCTAGCTAACTGTTCAATCTTAGGGTCAGTACCTGACTTAAACAAAGACAGGGCTGTGGACTTAGCTTCAGCTAGAAGGTATGGAAACATTACATCGTCAATGTCTGGGATAAAAGTATCTGTGTAGGAATCAAATGTTGGAAACCTTACACCGTAGGCCCTAGTCTTAGCTGAGGTAAGGGTGGAGTCTACTGAAGACATATACGAATCTAACACTACATTCTCATCATCAAAAGATGTGTAGTAAATTGGCATTATATCATTACGGATAAGTAAGATACTGTCTGCTTGTACGTCTTCAACTTGTAATACGTTTGAGGCAGTACTGTCACGGCTATCTGACACACTAAAGAAATCGTCTGGGCTTAGGTATGTAAGACGTTTGTATTTAATACTTCCTACTACTTCTGTCACGTTATAGTCTAAGAACTCAATGTTCTTTATACGGGCAGGAAAAGAGAAGTGAGTAGGCCGAACAGAGCTAGAGAAAGAAGTAAGTTTTATAGTCTGAGAATGTTCCGGTATAGCTCTTGCAGATATTAAACCGAAGTAAGTATTTTCTATAACACTGGCTATCTGAACAGCCTCGTTTGAATCAGAAATACTGTTGATCTCCTCCGAATCCATATCGGACAAGATGTTCTGGACCATTTCGAGGAGATTCATTTTCATGTTATGCACTCATTCCAATAATTGATACGTAGATATTTGCATAGTTTACATCTACGTTGTCTGCGCTTGCCTTAGTCTTAATTTCAATATAGTCATTTTGTGCAAGGGCTGTTAGGCCTGTGACACTAATAGAACCCCAAGTACTTGACCTAATAGAACGAACAGACCTTGATCCTACAATCTCTGTACCGTTCTTAAACAAAGCCCACTCTACTTCTTTAGAGCTACCACTTGCCTGAGAGGAAGACATGGTTACATTGATAAGACCTGTAAGGCTGGTTGCTTCGTCATACTTAAAACGTAAGTTAGGGCTTGTCACAACTGTGAACCCGTTAGCTACAGTCGAGGAGATAGAAGGGGATAAGAACTTTTCAGCAATGTCAGTATCAATCGAATAAGCATACGGAGAAGATTTATTAAAGGCTGTGGCAGCACCTAAGTGTCTGTGGATAGGTTGCCAAGTACCACTACCGGAACCATTAGCAACATAGGTTTCACCACTGCTTGCACTGGCAATACCTTTGGGTTCATGCAGTGCACTTCCCGTTAATGCTGAATGTTCTACGTTAGCCATTGTATTTAATCCTTACCGGGGGGACTTGTTAAGACTATTATACACACAAGTAAAATAGTTGTCAAGAGAAAAAGAGTAACAGGAGGAGATTTCTCCCCTCCCGTTGTATTTAAGTTTAAGCCATTGGCTTTGTAAGAACAGAAACCATGTTCTCTGGACGGTACAATTTCATACCATAACGTGCAGTAGTAACGAACTCTGTACGCTGATAGTCTTTGTTGTACTCAGTGTCCACGTTTGGCATCTGACGCCATGCACCAACAAAAGGCGACACAGCTTGGTCAGCTGAGAAGAACAAGTTGTTGATTGCGTTAGCGGGAGCAGCCACAGTACTGATAGTTTCTGAAGCCTTTGTAGCAAGGTAGTTAGATGTGTATACATCAAAACCATAGATGTTAGCTACAAAAGTCATACCGGAAGCGATACCAGTATTTACGATACCTTCCCAACGTGGGTTGTTAGATACACTTGTCAAAGCTGAGAGGGTATTCATCTCAAATTCAACAGATGGGTCAACAATAGCCACGAGGTTACGCTGTGGTACTTTACCAGTCTTCAATGCACGAAGAGCTTTTGCGAAGTCTTCAACTGCAATTACACCACCAGTACCCGAACCAATCATACGGTGAGCAACACCATTAATTGTATTAGGGTTAGCTGCTGTTTGACCAGTTTGTGCCAACTTCATGATGTCTGTTTCAAGACGTTCCATCAAGGCACGTTCTTGCAGAGGTACAAACTGAGACATGATTTGATTGGCGTAGTAAACATCCTGCATCGCTTTGTTAGTGATGTAGTTACTGGACTGTAGGTAGTCAGTAATTGTAAATGTAAACTGTGCATCATCAATAGCAGTGTAGGATACTGCTGTATCTTCAGCGTAGTCAGCAATGGTTGCATCGCCAAGTGATGGGATTTTAAATGTATCTCCGTCAGGGAAATCACTCAACCAGTTAACGTATTTCATACCTTGCAGTTCGTCACGCAAGATTTCTTTTAGTTCTGCACTCCAGACTTCCGCCCGTTTAGCAAGTGCTAGTGTTGCTACTGTATTACCAGCCATTTTCGTATTCCTTTATTAATAAAATTTATCACCCAGACGTTCGGCATCAGCCATCATTGCACGTTGGGTAGACGGTTTGTAGTATAGTGAAGAGTTTTCCCTACGAAGTTGTTGGTAGTAACCAAAGTCCTTCCCAGAGGATGCTTGCATTGTAGAACCCTCAGTACGAATGCTCCCTTGCACTAATGGCGAAGACTTAGGTGCTGACCGCCCCATCAACTGCATAAACGCAGCTGGTGATTTAGCAGCCATACTTTGTAACTCCGTCATTGGTAAACCTAGTTCATTAGCTTTCTGCTGCACGGCAGTTGCTGCTTCTGTTCCGTAGGCTTGTGCAAGTTCCGATTCAACGACAGCGATATTGTTTTTAGCAACACCTTCTAGCTCTCGTTTCTTCAGGGTCTGTTCAACTAGGCTCTCAATGTTTGCTTCACTCGACACAGGCTGGGTGTTAGCTGTATTCGGAGTGCCACCATTATTATTGTTGGGGTCAAGAAGTTCGGTTGGGGATGCCGAGGCCATTTCTTCCATCTTATTAGTAACTCCAAGTTTGTAGGATTGTTTTTCTAGGTCAGCTTTTAAAGCAGAATTTTCTTGTTTCATCTGTTCGATAAATCTATCTGCTTCTACTTTACCTTTTGCTAGAGCTTCTACATCATTGAACTTACGTCCTTCTCCCACAAGATCACCTAGGACTGAAGGGCTGGTTGGCTCCTCAAAGGATGATACTTGTTCACTCTGCGTTACAGGGGTCACCTGTTCTTCAGAAAATACACTCATTGTTATTCCTTGTCTAAGTTAATTAGGTCTAACACAGTGGTCACTGCTCTATTAAACCCGTTACGGTCTGCTTGCTTGTATGCCCACGATGGTGAGTCATAGTCTGCGGCAGGGGTAGTATCCTTTAGCATAGGCTCTAGGATTTCTTTAAGGCGGTCTAGGCTCTCTCTGTTAGATTGGAGAACCTGACCTACTGCCTCTTTATCTTTCTTTGTCTTACACTCTCTGAACCAAGCTGCCTTCATTCGATAGGCTCCTCAGAGACTTGCTCAGGAGTAGGTTGCAGTTCCTGCATACCCTGTTCAATTTTCTCTTCTTGCTCTGCTTCAAACTCGACCTGAGCCTCTGTAACAACCTTCTGTGTCTCAAGCTGTTCAGTTACTGCAATGTTCTCACGGAACAAAGCTGGTTCACCTAGTTCATCTGCTAACAAACGAGCAAACTCTTTACCTGACAGGTGTGACCCAATAGTAGGATCAGATGCTTTGATCTGGTACATAGTAGTAAGGTTCTGTACTCGTTGAGCACGTTCAGCAAAGTGTCGAGCACCCATTGGTATGATCTTACCGTTAGCCTTGATATCCTCACGAGTAATCTGTGTAAAGAAATAAAGACCTGTATCTTCGTTGAGTACCTTAGCTGTATCTTCGTAGTCCATGTTGCGACGAGATACTTCAAGCATAGCGTTCAAGATAGGCTCAAGGAACACACGTTCAAAGTGGGCTGTCTTGTGTTGGAAGATACGTCCTGCTGCTGTCATAAGCTGGTTGACTTCAAAGGCTGTCTTCTCACCAGCACTACGGATACCCATAGCTTCACGAGGAGCACCAGCCATCATTTCCATCTTAACTTCAAGATCACGAATCTGAAAGTCAGCATTCAAAGCTGTACTGTCAGGAACAAGGTAACCTACGTCCCCTTCATCCCCTAAGTAAATACGAGCATTAGGTTCAAAGTCAAAGTCCTCTACGTCACCACGTATTTTAAGAACAGGGTAAGCAATCTGGTCAAAGACATCAGCCCTTAAGTTCTCCAAGTGGTCAATGCGGTACTGCATGCCTACAAGGTTATCTAGTGGACCCATAGAGTAGATATTGTCAGGACGATCCCGCCAACCTACGTGGAAGATAGGATCACGACCTAAGTAGCTAGGGTTCTCTTCATTAGATAAGACATATGCACGATCAACAATTGTGATGATACGATTGTTTAGGAATTTACCTGAGTTAGTATCGTAGATGTCTCCGTAGAATGTAAGTATCTCTACGTAGTCTGATTCGTAGTAGTCAGTTATGTTAGAGAAACCATCAGCTACAAAACCGTCTGACTTATTAACGTCTACTTCGTTGCCCTTAGCTGCACCACGGTTACCTAGCATCTTATTGAAGATGTCAGCCATGTACTCTTTATCTGGTGCAGTTTCAACCATACGTTGCACTTCACCTAAAGTAATAACAGAACGTATAATCTTAGGAGTATCGGCAAACTCAGCAGCTACAGGATTAAAGCAGATGTCGTAAGGAGAGATACGGACTAGCTTTGGACCTATGTAGTTTACAATACGATCACCGTCTTCAAAGTTAGTTACCTTACGTTGGTAGTCTACCATAGCAAAGCAGTTACCGTACTGGATGTAGTCATTAATAAGTTTACTTGTTGTGTTTACAAAGTCTGACTGACGTACCTTGTTTTCCATGTATGCCTGAATGATGTCACGTTTAATCTTAACATCTGAGTCAGCATCTGTAGCTTCAAAACGAAACCAACGCTTCTGTGGGAACAAAGCAGCAAAGTAGTTAGCATGTAAGTTATCAGCAATTTGTGTTAGCTTAGGTGTCGTAGTTGAGTTAGACCACGGCAGCTTGTTGTTACTCGTAGTACGGGTATCTGTAGCATAGACGTAATTACGTAACTCTTTCCATTCTGTGATCTTCTCAGAACGAGCATTGTTCCACGATGACCAACGGTTGGAAATGTCCACAGCTAGGGTGTGTGGATCAATAATGCTTTCAATGTCGATTGTAGTGCCAGCCATGATGACTCCCAGTCCTAGCCTGTGTGATAATAATAACACACATTAATTTCTTTGTCAATAGTTAAAATGAAACACCACCGAATTTAGGATGGAATACTACATTATTATCTTGACTTCTTATTCTCTTGACAGCATTACCCGGCTTAACAGCTACTTCAACAGCAGCAGCCAGACAGTCTTTACAGTCATCGTGGGCAGGGTTATACGATACTAACTCTTCTTCTAAGACTTGGCAGTTACCACCACGGTAATGAAACATCTGTAGGTTGTCATACCTAGGCTCAAGGATAGCTGCTATACGTTCTTCTTTAGAACCTTGGTGTCTGTTGGGGCGGTGCTCATCAATCTTTAAAGCTAGACCATTAGGCTTAATGTAGTTATCTTTTAGTTCAGATACAATTGCTGACTGAGCAGCAGTACATTCAGCCCGTAGTTTTCTAAAGTCCCAACGGTTAAGTAAGTCTAAGATATGCCTGAAGTACTCAGAAATCTTATCTGTTTTAAAGCGGTCAATGTCTAAAACATATACGTTATTTTCAAAGTCCACACCAATGACGACAATGGCGGTGTAGTCGGCACGTTTACTGACACTGTAAGCAAAGTCCACAGCTGCACTAACATTTAATTTACGTCCTTTGTAGTGCCACTGACCGTTGTCTCTATTCATGTGTTTACGATCATAGTACTGAAACCTGTCGTAAGCAATAGGTTGTGTATCTGGGTCAGTAGGATCGTTGTAGTACTGTGCTCTGAACTGTACACGGTCTAGGTACTGCCCTCGTTTCTTAGCTAAGATTTTAATATCAAAACCAAACATCTTGCCATCTTTACGAAGTTGTCTAGGCCACAAGAAGTCACCAGTACCATCCCCGTTATCTTCTACTCCTCGTTCCATTACTTCGTAGATAGATTCCTTACCTATTATTTCATTCTTATGTGAATAGATGTCTTCTTCCATACTCATCAAGTCAGAGTACAAATCTTTAGGGTGGTAACGTGTACCTACTACCCACTCCCTAGCTTCACTACCCTCAATAGACGAAAGCAATGAGTACTGAGACTTAACCTTATTACGGCCCTCGTTAGTGTACGCATTTTCAAACACCACAACATCATCAAGAACTGCAATGTCACAGTGCATCCCAGTAAGGGAAGTAGTGAGACCGCCAGTAAATATAGAAGGGTCACGGATAGCTTCCTTCTTACGGTCAGGGTGGTCTAAGGCAATCTCAGATGTAGTCCACTTCTCTCGTTTACTCTCATCTTTGTTCAAGTGTTGAGGCCAGTACTTCTGGTGAATGTCTGACTCAAAGATGTTCTTAATAAACGACAACTGTTTCTGCGCTAGGTTTGATGTAGCTGAAATATACAAGACCCGTAGTGAAGGATTCTTAGTTAACTCCCAAGCAACACGGTAGGCAACCATAGCTGACTTACCGTGGTCACGAGGAAATAGTAGAAGCTGGTGAGACTTACATTCCTGCCTTGTCCACCACTTACAGACATCCTCATGACAGTTACCTAGTACACGTTGAGGAGCAACAAGCCTAATAAATGTTATTAGACTTGCTTCTGCTGCTTCTCTTATTTCGATGAGTGTTGCCATTAATTTATACTGCAGTAGAACCTGCCATGTCGTCCTGAGCCATAACCCAAGCATAACATTTGTCCAAGAAAGCATCGCCAGATGAAGCCTGAACGTCAGCGAGGTTTGCGTTGTAACGCTTAAAGTCTACCTCACGAGTATCATCAGTTGGTGTAGCTGTCGCATATGCTGACAGGTCAATCATTACTGTGAACTTGGGATCATCACCACGTTGACGACTGATAGCCGCTGTAGCAATGCGATAGTAAGCGTTGTTGAAAGCGATACCGTA